TAGCCAATGCACGACCAATCGCACTCGTCTCGCAATTCTCAAGCGCCGAAGTAGAATTAACTCCTCGCGTTGAGACGGTTTCCTCTGCATAGCCAGTTGTCCAAGGGTGTGCATCCACTTCAGTTCGATAGATAGCAGCCTGAACAATAAAGCGCTGCAAGGTATGCTCAACGAGCGTAGTATAAATTCGACCATCTGGATGTTCCTTCCAAAACTTCGCTAGGCGTTCTTCTACTGTTTCGTAATCTTCAAGATTAAACATAGAGTTCATTCTCCTCTAATTTGAGTTGGCCAGAGATCGCCATGTAAGCCGCTCCATCGATGTAGTTATCGACTTTTCCAGTTTCCATTGATCTTGCGACTTTGACCAGCGCCAGACACATTGCAACTTGGTGAGGCTCGATTGGCATTTCAAGGTATGCAGCCCATAAGGATGCGGTTCGGGACATATTGTCCGATGGATGGCCGTAGTCAAGACCACGATCCTGGATGATGGCTCTAGCTTCTGTAAGGTAATCATTTGCTTTCATACTCTTACCTTATCTTGCTGATCGTAAAACTTGCGCATTGCTCGGCGGCCTTCTTTATAACCACTATCAACGCCCATTGAGTAAAAGAAAACAATGGTCAATGCCCATAAAGTGAGCATCATTCCGATTTCATAGATATTCATATTGCTCCCGATCCGCCAGAGTTTCTGGCTTCTTGGAATAAGTGTTACATGACTAGGAGACAGAACCGCGATCATTTAGATAACGAAACGGTAACAATTCTTGGTCATCAACATGGTCATCGATTGTGCGATTTATGTCTGGCCAATCATCTAGCCCTGCCATAGCGCCTTCCATGAACTTGGAATGTCCCATCCTTTTCAATGTAGATAAGGTCAACTTGAACATTCTTGCCATTCTCGGTGACGATGGCGAAGGCCTGCTGCCAATTAGGCGTAGAGACGTATTTGGCGGCTTTTAGATCCATTGCATGTCCTACTTCAACTCCATGGAGAACACGCCTTAAAACCCCATTAGAAGCCTCAGAAACGGCACTTCTGCCCGCTCTGTGCGTATGACCCATGATTACGCTCTGGCCATGGCGTTTAGCCTGGTTCAGCGCCGATAGTCCAGGATTAGGATTTAGGCTGCCAAGATCCCCATGAATAGCAATCCAGCCTTTAGCAATAGGCATTGGGGTTGCCCAGTACTTGACTCCCATTTCATCGAGTTTCAAGAACTTCTCGAACTTTAATTCTGGCAAGGATAGAAACGCTGGGATCTTCTTCATGATTACTTTATAGAGTCGATCGCAATGATTGCTGCGAACCATGTGCGCTTCTTTGGAATACTCAAAGAGCGACCAGAGAACATCAACTGTTCGATCGCGATCCTCAGCTAAAGTCTGCTCGTACCAGCCCGGGGTATTTTCTGTCCATCGGCTGATCTGTGGCAAGTCGATTTCATCTCCGATAGTAAGTACAGCATCGGGGCGAAACGCTTTAATAAATAAACTGAGATTGCGTACAACATGTGAATCTTCGTAGGGACATTGCAAGTCTGGAATGACTACGGTTCGCTTCATTAATCCTCATCATCATCATCGTCATAAGGTATGCGGTCGGGTGATAGCGGCAACCAATTAGGTGCAGGAAGAATAGTTGCTGGGTAAGTAGCAGGTTCTAGAAGTATGGCTAAGGCTAATTCTACTGAGAATCCGCTTCTTCTGAGGCTCTTGTAAAATTCATTGAGGCCAATACAGTATTGATCGAGCATAGAGTAAGCCTCTAGATCGATAGCCTTCTTTCGCGCCATGGCTTTATTGTGACTTATCGCAGAGGATTTCGTAGATTTTATCAACGCGTGTCTCTAGGCGAGTTACGGCATCTTTCATCGATGAACCGCTATTCGGCTTCAACTCCGCTAAATAGTGTTTCACCATGAAGTTGAGCATGGCAGTAACACCACCCAGAACCGTCACGATTGCTACTGCAAGTGCAGCATAATCCTGCGTTGTCATTTTTTAGGCGTGGCATATCCGAAGATGCCTGCAACTACTGAACCAAGGATCGCTCGGTAATCGAGTGCGAAGTTAGAAGTAGTTCCCCATACGGCCAAGAATGCTCCGATAGATACGATTGCTGGGTGCTTCATATTCATTTGCTTGCTCCTAGTAGTGGGATTTGAAAGAACGAAGAATCTTCATCGCCCTTTGTAGTGAACGAGATATGGAGATGATGGCGATGCTTGTTAATCCCAGTATAAGTTCTCCAGCGCCAAGCGCTTTTGGCGCTTGCAATTTTGCCGTCGAAGATGAGATATGCCAAGCGCTTATCAGACTTTGCCAAGATACGAAGTTGATCCGCCACATCGGGCATGATGTCGGGCTTTGGTTTTCCTGATAAATCGCGGTCAATGTCAATGGCACGAACCCAGCCCTGCTCATCTGGATTATGGTCAGACTTACGAGCTGCGTGCTTACGATCGCCGAGCCAACCATCGCTGGCCCTATCACGATCGCCGAAGCAGTCGTCAAATTGCTCACGAAGTTGTTGCCCTGCTTTGCAAAGTTTAGGCTTCATCCAAGTAGTAAAGCTGCTTCTTCTTGGGTAATTCCCAGACGTTCTAATAAAACTAATCTTGCAGCAATAGCAGCATTTTCTTCATCTTGCCTTGCTTTTGCATTTGCTTCATCCGCTTTACGAATTGCAATTTCTTCAGGAGTCATTTCGCGTATTACTTCTTCGCCTGTTTCACAGTTGACTTCTTTTATTTCATATTTGCTCATTATTTGACTCCATATAGATAGGCTGTTCCACCGCTAAAGCTACCGCTCGCCATGTATAAATCAATCGATGTAATAGCGGATGTTCCGACATAAATAGAATTTGAGTTATATGAGTAATTTACCGCGTTATTGCTCCAGTAAATATATCCGCTTTGTACTTGGAAAGGCTTTCCATGAGTTTGTGCGTATCTTTGTATTTTTAAAACTGTGAAATTTCTTTGGTTTACATTTGTTGAAGAGCTAGATGTTCCGTCACCTAAAATCAAAGAAGTATTGGCTGAACCATTACCACCATTAGCATATTCTCCAACATAATAATTCGAACCTGTATCTGAGTTAAATCGGGCACGAAATGTATTTTGATTAGACCCATAAGCACCAATTACAACTAATTGTAGATCGGTATAACCAGTAAAACTAGAAAGGCTTACTGTTGATCCTGTAAGAGTTGTCGTTGAAATTAAAGTCATGCCGCCTGCTGCGGTTGTTGCCCAAGATGGAACTCCGCCTGCGACAGTTAATACCTGACCAGTTGAACCAATTCCAAGGCGAGTAAAGGTTCCTGAGCCAGTACCGTAAAGGGTGTCTCCTGAAGTCGTAATGGTTGTAGCCATCGAGTTAGTTATGGTAACCGCGCCTGAAGTCCCACCGCCCGAAATACCAGTACCAGCAGTTACTGCTGTTATGTCTCCAACATCGTTGGTGATCCATGAATAATCAAGATCGGTATTAGATGCTTTTGCAAGGATTTGACCGGTAGTTCCGCCTTTTAGGTCTACTAAGGCAGTATCAATATCCTGACCAAGTGCTGCAATGGCAGTAGCGCCATCCTTTACTAAATCGGTTGATTGGGGGATATCCCAGCCGAAGTTGGTTGTTGTTGTTGCCATTAGGCTACGACTCCTATCGCGTTAATCCATGTAAGGGTTGGACTTAGTGTGTTCCATGTTTCTGCTGCATTTACCTGCTCCCATTTTACCGCAACTTGGGAGAAGTTTATTGGAGAAGCGTTAAAAGTAACGCTCAGGTTGTTTAGGCTTGCTCTAAATGTCCAGCCCTCGATATAGCCTTGAAATTCGCCATTAGTGATATTGCCGGGCAAGTTCTGAATCCAGACAGGCTGACCTAAGAAGATGTTAATAAGAGCATCTCTATCGGCATCATCGATCTCAGGATTTCCTAGAACGAAAGTTATAGATTGGAATTTAGGATAAGGATTGGCCCGAAGCTCGATGTAGCGATCGGCTAGGGCTTCTGCATCTGAAGTATGTTTAATCCGAGATGTAAATTCTTCGGCATAAACTCCGTAGAGGCTCTGGCTTATTGGATCAGTAGCGGTATAAGTCTGATTGGCGTTGTTATCGTAATTGATAGTAAAACTGTTACGAAGATCCCCTGCTCGAGTTGTAGCCGATAAACCTAAACCGTTGGCATGGTTAGCATCTAGGGTTGTGTAACCATTGGCCGCTAAATAGTCCTGGCGGTGTGTTTGGTCTGCATACCCAATATTGCCATTAGCATCTTCATAGAGAACTCCGAAGGCCGAGTTAGCAATTTCAGCGCACAATGAATAAAGATCTGTGTTGCTGGAACTTCTAGCAATAAGTTCATAATCGCCTGGCTGGTCAATCTCTCCCAAGCCAATGTTAACTGCATTAGCCCAAGTTTCTGTTGGATTATAATTAGCCCAAGTTTGAGCGGCTGGAACTTCATTCCATTGACCTAGAAGATATTCTGAAAGAAGTGTGTAAATCTGATCGCCATCAAAATCTTGGCTTAATACTCCAGCATCGATAATTCGAGGCAGTTTAGATAAGGCTCCAAGAGCGGTAATAGTGGCAACTGTTGTATAACCGATACTGCCTGCTCGATTAACTCCAATAGTAAAATCTGAGATGTAACCGCCGAAGATTGGAACATAAGCGCCGACCGAATTAGTGACTTCTACTGCCAGCCCGGTTCCTACTGTGAAGTCATAACTTGAGTTATCCAAGTTCATTAACTGCAACTGGCAATAGCCTGCAAGTGGCTGAGTATTAATATCGGTTCGGCCAGAAGTTATGACTAGGTTGGCAATGGTTACATTTGTTGCTTCAAGGCCATCAATTATGACTTTATAGGATGGGGTATAAGCGGTCATTAAAAGAAGGCTGCGCTTCCTAGGGTTCCTCGAGCTGAGGAATCGTTAAGAATGCTGACGATCTGGCGAGCGGTTGATTCGCTATCGATTGCACCATTGACGGTTATATTGGTTGTGCCTTGACCGCCAACATAGCGATACGCGGCGATCGGTTCATTAGGCATCGATGGAGCCATTGGTGCGGCTGCTGGAGAAGATGCCCCAGTTTCGAGTGATGCGCTGCTAAAGGGATTTAAACTTGATCCTATTTGCTTAGATATTTCAATCACTCGCTTGATCTTATTGTAAAGATCATCAAAGAATGAAACTACTCGAGCCAAGCCATCAATCAGACCGCCTATTGCTGCGCCTAGGATTTCGAATGCCTTACCTAAAGTCTTGCCTATAATTGGCGCTAACACATCGCGAGAAAACTCAGCGATATTCTTGAAAAGGTTGATAAGCGGTTTTAATTCTTCGCTGTTATCGTTAAGAGAATTCTTGACCGAATTGAAGGCTGATCGAAGTCCGTTAATAATTGGGTTTAAGAACTGCATGACCGGGCGAAGTTTGTCTCCAAGATTGCTAGTAAAGTCTGCGATCGCTGGAATAACCTTGTTGACGATAACATCAACCATCGGAGTTATTGCATCTAGTATGTAAGCGCCTACGGTTTCCTTACCTTCATCGAACGCGATCTGGAGCCGAGTTAACTTGCCTTGGAATGTATCTGCTTTAGCCGAAGCCTGGTTCTCGAAAGTGTCTGCTAATTTGGCGGTGATCTGATCCATGCTCATGGTTTTGAGTTGAGCGGATGTAAGTCCTATGCCTAACTTGCCAAGCGCGGCTGTATTGCCTTCGGCTGCCTTGGCCATTGCATTAGTAACGGCTTCAAGGGATTTGCCTGAACCTGCTGCAACATCGATCGCAACTGTCTGTAACTTTTGAGCCTTTTCGACATCTCCAGTTGCCCGGGCTAGTCGCTCTAGCGATGGGCGTAGATCATCATCTGTAACGCCGAAGGCTAGAGAAGTCTGGGTTATGTAATCTTCAGTAGCGGCAATCTGATTTTCGGTTGCGCCAGTTACATTCTTTAGAGTAAGGGCTAACTTCTGTTGAGCCGCTGCATCTTCAATGGCTGACTTTACGCCATCGATGGCTAATTTGCCTGCATAAGCAACGGCGGCTGCGCCTGCTGCTGCGAAGGCTAATCCAGCCTTCTTTCCAAAGTCTGAAACTTTATCGCCGAAAGACATAACATCTTTATCTGCTTTATCAAGGTTCTTAGTGAAGTTATCGACATCAGCAAGAAGCTTGAGCGTTAACGCCCTTGTACCTGTTGCCATTAGCCCCACTCCTTCAAAATCTTAGTAAATGATTCTGTCCATCTAGCCACGATCTGCGGTTGAATCTTGCGAAGCGTTGGATAAATAAACCAGCCCTTAGAGCCTCGACCTTCTCGGCCTGACCAGACAGGGAACTGCTTATATTTGTTAGATCCGAATTCAGTACCGCCCCAGATATCTCTAGTGGTTGCTCCACCTGAGAACTTCTGAGAAGCGAAGCCATAAGTAATCTCACCAATACGGCTTGACTTCTTAACCCTAGAACCCTGAGCAATGCGCCCAGAGACTTTAGTGTTATTACCTCGACTTGCTGTCTGAATAACCTCAGCCCGGGCGAATTCAGCCAGAGCGCCTGATTGGCGCTTGGCCTCATCGTTGGCTTCTTCACCCATATTCTTTAAGGCTTTAAATACTTGGCGTAACTCTGTTTGGTCAAGTGCTACTAGTTCACTTGCCATTGCGCTGCTCCAATATCTCTATCGCTGTAAGAATATCCTCGGCACTTTGCCAATAATCCATAGGGATCTGAGTGGCTATTGCCAGTTCTACTAAGAGTCGGCTGACGCTTCCTCTTGTATGACTTTTGGGTTTCCTTCACCTACTTCAACATCCGCGATCGATTCCATCCAGACATCGAGTGTCTTAGTTGGCTTGCCGCCTGCATCGCGTTTCATTGCTGAATGCGTTACATAAAGGATGTCCCACATGCCACCGAACTGGGAGATAACCTTTTTAGTTGTCATCTCCCACTTGGCGTAATCAGGTGGGCGAACCAGGTAAGTGGTTTCCGATCCATCAACATATTTAATTGTTATTTGCTGTTGCATTGTTTGCTCCCGTTTCTATTTTTTAGCTGAAGGTTTCTACTACTGCACCCTTTGATACTTTGAAAGTAAAGTCTACTGTCTGAGCATCAGTTCCAGCGCCACCTGCTGTAGGAAATTCTGGCATGATTGGGAATACGAATTGAGCGCCTGTTGCTGCTGTTAGCGTAACGCTGATATCTGTATCTGGTGCTGACTCGGCTGCTGTCCAGAGTGCTTCGCATACTGAGTTAGCCTTACCCCAATCAGCAAGCATTGAAAGAGCGAAAGTTCCTTCGATGTTTGTTGTCTTGTAGGCTTCGCCGTCTAAAGTCTGGTATGTCTCGCGAACATTGGTCTTTGTTAGTACTGCTGAAGTTGCTTGTGCCTCGATATCTGTTCCACCTGTGAAAGATAGAGAAATATCGCGCCCTGTGATTACTACGGTTGCCATATTATTTTCCTTTAGTTTGTTTGTGTATAGTAGGTAGAAACTCTGATATCAGAAACCAGCACGTTGGATGGCCCGACTTGAGTTACTGTTGGTTTTTCAACCGCTCCGACTGTGTACC